ATATAAATACTGTTATACATGATGCTAATAATTGAGGTTACAATATGACACCACGCATACAAGACATACAAGAAACTATAATTGAACCAAGTGCAAAATTCTATGTAAAGACTGTGCACACACAAAACTACCCAAAAATCAACTATAAGTACAACGAAGGTAAATACCTTCAAGAAATCGCCACTTACATTGATAAGACATATGGCGAACACTATGCCCAAGGCAATATCCAATCAACTGAAATCGCTATAGACCGAGGTCGGGGTCTAGGCTTTTGCTTAGGTAACGTCGACAAGTATTCTGGTCGCTATGGCCAGAAAGGTGGAGTAGAAGATTGGCGCAAAGATTTGATGAAGGTTATTCATTATGCCATCATCGCATTACATGTACATGATCTAGAAAACAAGAAGGAAGTATAATATGACAAGCAAAAATGATTTTGCCGTGTTTGTTGCTCTGGACCGCTCAGGTTCTATGAATGGTGAACGCTGGACTACTGCTATCACCTCACTAAATGATTACATCAAGGGACTTCAGAAGGAAAAGATTGAAGGCGAAGTAACTATTGTTGCATTTGATTCCGCCTATATTCTTCAGGGTTCTACAACTAGACTTGAAACTATTACGGAAAGTCAAAGTATTGCTTACTTTGAACCACTTCGTTATGATGTTCTGCAACCTTCTGGCGGCACTCCTCTTTATGATGCTGCTGCTCATGTAATGGATCGCGCTCTAGAACGCAATGCAAAGCGTACTGTTGTTGTCATTCTAACTGACGGTGAAGAAAACCAGTCGCAGGAATACACTCAGGCTAAGATTAAGAATAAGGTCAAGGTTCTTCAGGAAAAGAACTGGGAAGTTATCTTCCTTGGCGCTAACTTCGATGTCACAACTTATACCAGTGCATCAGGTCTTGCTTCGACTAAGATGCGCAATGTTGATTTTAACAACAAGTGGGCAACAGCAACTATGACTGCTGATCTCTCATCAAACACTATTGCATATGCTACCGTCGGCGCTGCAATGAATATGTCTCTCGACGTAAAGGTAAAGTAAATTATGGATATTAATGTTCCTATTGAAGAAATGCGTAAGCGTAAGCTATTTGTTGCTACCCCCATGTATGGTGGTATGTGCGCAGGTATGTTTGCTCGTTCATCGAATGACCTATCGGCGATGGCTGTTCACTATGGAATCGAAGTACGATTCTATTATCTTTTCAACGAGTCGCTGATTACTCGCGCTCGTAACTATTGCGTAGACGAATTTCTTCGTTCGGACTGCACTCACATGCTATTCATTGACTCTGACATTGGTTTCAATGCTCAGGATGTATTTGCTATGCTTGCTCTTCAGGGTGATGATTCACCATATGACATTCTTTGCGCCCCTTATCCTAAGAAGTGCATTGCTTGGGAAAAGATCAAGACTGCAGTAGACAAGGGTATTGCAGATGAAGACCCTAACGTTCTTGAAAAGTTCGTCGGTGACTATGTGTTTAATCCTGCTAATGGTGCTAATGAAATCCGTATCTCTGAGCCTGCAGAAGTTCTTGAAGCTGGTACTGGCTTTATGATGATCAAGCGTTCGGCGCTGGATAAGATGTCGGCTACTTACGCTGAACTTATGTACAGACCAGACCACGTTCGTACTGCTGCATTCGACGGTTCGCGTGAGATTATGTGCATGTTTGATGCTCTTATCGACAACAAGACTGCTCGAATCAACAAGGAAATTGCTGAGTTCTTCAAGAAGAATCCAAAGGCTACTCCACAGGAAGTTATGGACTTTATTGCTGACACCAAGCATTCGGCTTTTGGTCATGAATACTCGAACCGTTATCTGTCAGAAGATTATATGTTCTGTCAGTGGGCTCGTGAAGCTGGTCTGAAGGTTTGGCTTGCTCCTTGGATTGCTCTGCAGCACGTTGGTTCGTATATCTTTGCTGGTTCGTTAAACGATCTTGCTCAGGTAGGCGCAGCCGCTACTGTTGATCCCACCAAGCTGGGAAGCAAAAAGTAATTGACTTCGCAGTCAATATGTTATATAATAATACTTTAATAATGAAGGAGTGAAATATGAAACTAAGTGATGCAACTGTAAGTGTTCTTAAGGAGTTTTCTAGCATTAACCCGTCTATTGCTATTCAGGCGGGTAATGTTATCAAGACTGTTTCGACGTCAAAGACTATCGTAGCCAAGACTAGTGTTGAGGATAATTTCCCCAACAATCTGGCTCTTGCCAATCTTTCGAAATTCCTTGGTGCACTTAGCATCATGGATGAGCCTGATTGCGATTTCAAGAATGATCGAGTTATCATTAAGGACAAGAACAAGAACGTTACTACAATTTTCTATGCTGCAGAGGACACTATTGTAGTTCCTCCTAAGAAAGATCTTGTGCTTCCTTCGCAGGATTCTGCCTTCCGTCTCTCGTCTGAAGCAATTACTAAGATTCATCGTGCTGCTTCTATTCTTCAGGTTCCTGAAATTGTAATCATGGGAGAAGATGGTCGAGTTACTGTTAGCGCAGAAGATGTGGCCAAGCGGGGCGGCAGCGATACCTTTAAGATCGATCTTGGGGAAACTGACTCTGAGTTTCGTGTTGTGTTTAAGGCTGACAATCTGAAGGTTCAGCCTCTTGACTATGCCGTTACGGTTTCTTCTAAGGGACTGGCATTTTTTGATAATGATGCTCGTCAGTATTGGATTGCGACGGAAATTCGCAAGGCTTAATCTATCTGATGTAGTGCAGGAAGACTCAGAAGCGTAGGTGCCTGCACCACCGTTGACGCTTCTGCTTTTTATTTTATTATGGAGATTATTATGGACGAGTTTCTCTGGACGGAAAAGTACCGCCCTGTAAAAATTGATGATTGTATTCTTCCCACTAGTCTCAAAAATACCTTCAAGCAGTTTGTAGAAAAGGGCGAAATCCCTAATCTGTTGCTTTCTGGTCCTCCAGGAACAGGTAAAACGACTGTAGCCAAGGCTATGCTCAAAGAACTTGATGCTGATTATATTGTAATCAATGGCTCGGATGAAGGTCGTCGTATTGACACTCTGAGAACTTATATTCGTGACTTTGCTTCGACTGTTTCTTTCACAGGTCGCCGTAAGTACGTTATCCTAGACGAAGCTGACTATTTGACTGCTGACTCTGTTCAGCCTGCACTTCGTAACTTCATTGAAGAATTTTCGTCAAATTGTGGGTTCATCCTCACCTGTAATTATAAGAATAAGCTGATTGAGCCATTGCGTTCGCGTTGTTCGACTGTTGAATTTAAGATTCAAAAGAAAGATAAGGAACAGATTTGTATTGATTTCTTCAAGCGTATTCTTGATGTTCTAAACAAAGAAGAAATTGAATACGATAAAGCTGCAGTTGCTGAACTTGTAAGCCTGCACTTTCCTGACTTTCGTAAGATCATTAACGAACTGCAGAAGTATTCGGCTACTGGTAAGATTGACACAGGTATTCTTTCCAACTTTAATACTGAGTCTTTCAAAACTATCGTTAGTTATTTGAAAGAAAAGGACTTCAATAAGATGCGGCGCTGGGTTGCTCAGAACTCTGATCTGGACTTTGCTTCCTTGCTTCGTATGCTTTATGACACTTGTTCGGACTATCTTGAAACTGATTCAGTAGCTAACTTCATTCTTGTTGCTGCTGACTATCAGTTCAAGCATGCCTTTGTTGCTAATCCTGAAATTAACACAGTCGCTTTTCTGACTGATGTTATGCTGCAGTGTTCGTTCAAATGAGTAATCCTTTTGATTATGTGTTTGATATTTCTTCAGGTAAAAAGAATATCATAAAGAATAGTGAATCTCCGGAACAAGCAGAAAAGGATTACAATCCATATATTGTAAATAAAGCATTATCGCACTATATTGATACAGTACATGATGCAAATGTCATGAATCTGTATCATAAACTCGATAATCGTCTCCAGTTTGACTATCTTATAAATAGTGTGAGAAGTCGGAAAAGAGCGAAAACCCAATGGTATAAGAAAGAAAAGGGTTTGAGTAATTTAGATATTGTTATGCTTACTTACGGTTATACTAAACCGAAGGCTGAAGCTGCTCTATCTATTCTGACTGAACAGCAAATAGCACTATTGAAAGCAAAACAAGAACAAAGGTGACGATATGAGTGACATACTAGAAACAATGGTTGAAGTTACCCTGCAAAAACCAGACGATTTCTTAAAAGTCAAAGAGACTTTAACAAGAATTGGTGTAGCTTCACGCAAAGAAAAGATACTCTATCAGTCTTGTCACATTTTGCACAAAAAAGGCAAATACTATATTGTGCACTTTAAGCAGATGTTTGTTCTTGACGGAAAGCCCACTGACTTTTCGGAAGGCGATATTGCACGCAGAAATACAATCGCAAACCTACTGGCCGAATGGGGTCTTGTAGAGATTGTAGACAAGACCATGACTGAGGAGCCAATTGCTCCTATGAGTCAGATCAAAATTGTATCATATAAAGAGAAAGGTGATTGGAAGTTAATTCCAAAGTATTCGATCGGAAAGAAATAAATGGAACAATTAAAATGGGATGAACGCTTAGGCTACGTCCCAGTTCCTCGTGAACCCAAATGGGTTTGGGAGGTTTTTGGGGATGGTGATCTTAAGATTGAATTTATGAATAATGTTAGTCTCTACAAAAGGCTAATAACAAAACTAACTCTTAAAAGCAAATGGACTAAATTGAGATGATAACAGCACAACATCTAGAAGAAATCTATGAAGTAAAAAGCTCAGTATTTCCTTCTTATCTTGAGCCGTTAGAAAAGACATTTGCTGAATTCAACATCAATACCGTAAATCGTAAGGCTGGATTCCTCTCCCAAATTGGAGTCGAGTCCAGCCTTTTGACACGTGTTATAGAAAACTTAAACTACTCTGCTCCAGGCTTGATAGCAACATTTCCTCATGTGTTTAACAAATACAATGCTGCTACATACGAGCACAAGCCAGAAAAGATAGCTAATTTGGCATATGCTAATAGATTAGGGAATGGCGGAGAGCCAACAGGCGATGGATGGAAGTATAGAGGTATGGGTCTTATTCAGCTAACTGGAAAAGATTTACATTCTCTATTTGCAGCGTATATTAAAATGCCTCTTGATAATGTTCAAGATTATCTACAAACAAAAGAAGGCGCTGCTCGTTCTGCTGGATGGTATTGGAACTATAGAGCAATAAATCAGTATGCTGATGCTGATAATATTGAACAAATTACAGCACACGTTAATGCAGCAAAACTTGCTCTAGCGTCTAGAACGAAATATTACAACAAAGCTAAACTAGTTTTGGCTTGACTTCACCTGAAAAATTAGGTATACTTGTAAGAACTGAAGGAGTTCTGAATGCGATTTTACACGTCCGCTATACAGCGCGGAAATTACATCTTTGTTAGAGGTTGGAATGGTGCAAAGCGCGAACACCATAAGGTACAGTATAAGCCATATTTGTTTGTTCCATGCAAAGAAGAGTCGGAGTATCATACTCTAGATGGAAATCCTGTAGCCAAATATGATTTCGAAAACCTTCAGGAAGGCAAAGAGTTTCTAAAGAAGTATGACGACTTGTCGAACTTTCCCATTTATGGTATTGATAAGTTTGTCTATGCGTTCATTAATGATGAATATCCTGGTGAAGTTCGATACGACAAAGAGCGTATGAACGTTGCAACTGTTGACATCGAAGTTAATTCCGATGGTGGGTTCCCTGATATTCGTGCAGCTGACCGAGAAGTTACAGCTATTACCTTGAAGAAGGGTAACAAAATCCGTGTCTTTGGATGCGGAGAATTTGATGTAAAGGATACAGGCGCAGTTTATTATAACTGTCGTGATGAAGAAGAGCTGCTTCTCAAATTCCTTGATTGTTGGGAAGAATTTGACATCGATGTCATTACTGGATGGAACATTGAGTTTTTCGATATTCCATATCTGGTAAACCGTATCACGAATGTTCTTGGTCACGACTTCGCTAAACGTCTTTCGCCTTGGAAGATTCTTTTGGAATCTAAGGTTGAAATCTTTGGTAAGGAGCAGCAAACCTATAATCCTATGGGTATTGTTATCATGGATTATCAGCAGCTGTATAAGAAATTTACCTATACGCAGCAGGAATCGTATCGGCTGGATCACATCGCCTACGTTGAGATTGGTGAGAATAAGCTAGACTATTCTGAATATGATAACATGCATGACTTCTTCTTGAATGACTATCAGAAGTTTATTGAATATAACATTCATGACGTTATTCTTGTTGATAAGTTGGATGAGCGTTTGAATCTTATGGATCAAGCGTTTACTATTGCTTATGACGCTAAGATCAACCTTGAAGACGTATTCACTTCTGTGCGTCTTTGGGACGTTATTATTCATAACTACATGATGGACAAAAAGCTGGTCATTCCTCAGAATAAGATTACCAGCAAAGGTGATCAATATGCTGGCGCTTTCGTTAAAGATCCGCAGGTAGGTATGCATGAATGGGTTGTGTCGTTTGACGTTACCTCGCTGTACCCTTCTCTGATTGTTCAGTATAATCTATCGCCGGAAACCTATGTTGGAAAAATTGATGGGTTTTGGAGTGTTGATGACCAACTTTATAACAATGCTTTGGCTAAATATGATAAGGAACTGACTGAGAAAAACTATACTCTTGCAGCCAACGGTTCTTTCTGGGACAAATCTAAAAAGGGAATTTTCCCTGAGATTGTCGAAAAGATGATGAAAGACCGTAAGGCATATAAGAATAAGATGTTTGAGGCTGAAAGAGAATACCAAAAGAATCCCACAAAGGAACTCAAGAATGCTATCGCTAGATACAACAACATGCAGATGGCTCGTAAAATTCAGCTCAACTCTCTTTATGGCGCTATTGGAAATGCTTATTGTCGGTGGTATAGTTTGGCTTTTGCTGAAGCAATTACCCTATCTGGCCAGCTTGCCATTAGATATGTAGAAACAAATATGAACCTGTATCTGAATAAGATACTTGGCACTAAAGATGAAGATTATGTTATTGCTGTAGATACCGATTCCAACTACGTTAAACTGGGGAAACTTGTCGATAAAATTGCTGATGGCAAAACTCTTGAGCAAAAGATCAACATTGTTGATAAAATTTGTAAGGAAAAGCTAGAGCCTTATATCGCAAAAACTCTTGATGCTTTTGCTGTGTATACTAAAGCATATAACTCGTTTCTTTCTATGAAGCGTGAAGCTATTGCAGACAAGGGCATCTGGACTGCCAAGAAGCGGTATATTCTTAACGTGTGGGATAGTGAAGGAATCCGGTATCCTGCACCTAAGCTAAAGATGATGGGTATTGAAGCTGTTAAATCATCAACTCCTTCTTCTTGCAGAGAAAAGATTAAGCAAGCTCTGAGGATTATGATGGAAGGAACAGAGGATCAGCTGGTCGAATTTATTGAACAATTCAAAGATGAGTTTGAAACTTTGCCCTTTGAAGAAATTGCCTTTCCTCGGGGCTGCAATAATCTTGCTAAGTTTTCCAGTCCATCCACCATCTATAGACTATCGACTCCGATTCATGTCAGAGGCGCTCTAGTTTATAATCATTTCCTTAAAGAAAAGGGATTGGATAGTAAATTTCCAGGCGTTCAGGAAGGTGAAAAGATTAAGTTCTGTTACATGACTACGCCCAATACTCTAAAAGAAAACGTAATATCTGTGGTTAATAATTTGCCAAAGTCATTGGACTTGGACAAATACATCGACTACGAAACTCAATTTAACAAAGCCTTTCTCGACCCGTTGCGAATAATTAGCAATGCAATTGGGTGGAAAACTGAATACGTTAACACTCTAGAAGATTTTTTCAATGATTAATACGGAGG